CGTTTCCAACAGCTCGCGCTGGTACGGGAAAAACCGCTTGTGGAACGCCTCGGCAAAGTCGTCCCCGGTGAGCCGGGACACGTCGTTTTTCACGGCGGCTTTTTTCTTCCCCTTCCGTTCCTTCTCTCCGGACGCGCCGGGCGGGGAACCTTCCGCGTTCCTCCCCTCCCTCGCCTCTTTCTCCCTGAGCCTGAGCTTTTGCAGCCGCTCCAGCGTGCCCACCAGCGTGTCCACTTCCTTGAGGTCGCGGGGGCTCTTGTCTTCCCGCTCAAGCAAAAGCGCGAGACGGCGGGAGGCGGCCTCCTCCGCGCCCTCATGCGACAAGAGATCGTCCCAACGCCCCGAATCCGCCCAATTGTAGAGCGTGCGCACGGGGACGGACAGCATGTCCGCGATCTCGCTCACGGCATAACGCCGCAGGTAGAGCGAGCGCGCCGCCGTCCTGATTTCATCCGGCCAGTTCTTGTTACCCATGCCCGCCAGGATACACGCCCGCCGCCGTTCCGCCATGCACGGGAAATCCTAAAAGCCCGAAATAGGACGGGCTTTTCTTGCGCGTCGGCTGGCCTCGGCTATGCTTGCCCCATGAGCAAGCTGCAAACCGAATTTGTGAAGATCGCCCAATCGGGCGCGTGCGTGGACGGGCGGGAGATCAAAGGCCAGTGGCTTCTGGACATGGCCGAGACGTACAGCCCGGGCACTTACACGGCGCTGATCTGGCCCGACCACCAGCGCTGGCAAGGTAACTTCGGGACGGTGACGGAGCTGCGCGCCGAAGAGGAGGGCGGGGTGGTGAGCCTGTTCGCCCGGCTCAACCCGAACGAACGCTACGCCTACGTCAACGAACAGCGCCAGAAACTTTTTTTCAGCATTGAAGTTGCGGAAGACTTCGCAAAAACGGGCAAGGCGTACCTCGTCGGGCTCGGCATCACCGATCAGCCAGCCAGCCTCGGCACAAGCAAAATGCAGTTTTCCGCCGAGTCCGGGGATTGCTCCGTGTTCCCCGGCGTTGAGCTGTTCGCGTGCGGCGGGGCGTTGACGCCCGAAGAGGTCGGGTTTTTCCGCAGGTTCCTTGCTCACTTCAAAACCGAACCGAAACCCGAAACCAAGGAAGAACCGATGGACAAGGAACAGTACGCCGCCCTCATGGAACGGCTCGGCAAGCTGGAAGAGGCGGTGGGCACGTTCGCCGCCAAGCCCGAACCGCAGGGAGAGGAACCCGCAAAGGCTTCTCCGGAGGCGGCCGCCCCGGATCAGTACGCCGCCCTGATGGGCAAGGTTGACGAGCTGGCCGCGGGCTTTTCCGCGCTCGCGTCGCGCCTTGAAGCCGCCAGGCCCGGAACGGCCATCCCCGACACCACCACGCCCGCGGACGACGCGGCCATCCTGTAGAGGCGCCATGAAGACACATACGAGACAGCGGTTCAACGCGCTTCTGCACGGCCTCGCCAAGGGGTACGGCGTTGAGGACGTCTCCCGGCAGTTCACGATTGAGCCCACGATCCAACAGCGGCTGCAGGACAAGATCGTCGAGCAGTCCACATTCCTCCCCAAGATCAACGTCATCACCGTTGATGAGCTTTCCGGGGAAAACATCCTCGGCAGTGCTTCCGGCCCCGTCTCCGGACGCACGGACACCAGCAAGGACGGCAATGAACGCACGCCCCGCGACGTGTTGGGGCTGGCGTCCTACAAGTACCAGCTTTACCAGACCAACAGCGACGTCTTCATGCGCTACGCGACGATGGACGCCTGGGCGAAGTTCCCGGACATGCCCGAACGCTACGCCCGTTACGTACAGGCCCGCATTGCCAACGACCGCGAGCTGATCGGCTGGTACGGCACGAGCGCGGCGGCTGATACCGATCTTGAAGCCAACACGCTGTTGCAGGACGTCAACATCGGCTGGTTGCAGTACGTCCGGGCGAACCGCCCGGAAGCCATCCTCGCCGAGGGCGCGGCCAGCGGGGAAATCCGTATCGGCCCGGAAGCCGGGGCGGACTACGCCAACCTTGACGTGGCGGTCAACGACCTTGTCCTCGGCATCCCCGAGTATATGCGTTCCGGCCTCGTCGCGCTCATCGGCGCGGAGCTGATCGCCCGCGAAAAGTCCGCGCTCTATGCGGCCATGTCCGGCACGCCCACGGAAAAGGCGGCGCTCAACGGCAGCCTGACCACGTTCGGCGGCCTCACCTGGGAAACGCCCTCGAACTTCCCGGCCCGCGGCCTT